GGAGATGCCGTCCATCGCCCGGCCCATGACAAGCGAGGTCTTTTGTCCGGCCGTGCCGATCGACATGACGCGCTCAGCCACCTCGTCCGAGACGCCGCCCATCATCAGGCCCGTCTTCGAAGCCGTCGCCGCGAGGCGGTCCAGCGCGCGGCCGTCGAGCTCCACGCGCTTGCCGAAGTCGGCGATCGCGCCGGAGGCCTTGCGCAGGCCTTCGTTGAGCTCGACGCTGTCAAAGCCTAGCGAGATAACAAGTTTGTCGATAGCGTTAGCCATTTTCTTTCTCTAGCCTCTGGGCGGCGAGCCACGAGTGGTAATTGCGGACTTCCAAGACCTCCAGAAGCTCATAGGCCTCCTCGAGCGTCAGCCGCTCCTTAAGATCCACCATGCTCGCGAGGTCCGCGGCGATGAGCGCGCCGCAGACCCGCGGGACATTGGCAAAGCCCGCAACGCCAGTTACTTTTAGGCAGGCGTTTCGGTACTTTGCGGCATAAGGGAGCTCAAGGCGTCTCCATCGAAGAAAAAACCGAAGTTGGCCTTCAGGGATTCAACACGGAGTTTCGTGAGCGTGAGCGGGCTCTCGATCGCCGAGCACGCCTCAGCCGACGTCAGCCGACGAAGGGCGTTGCCCTGCACAAGGGTGCAGCAGGAGAGCAGGTCGTCGAGGAGCGGCTTTGCACTCTCATAGGGCACGCTCAGGATCGAGCGCAGAAGCGTCTGCGGATCGCCGCTGAAAACCTGCTGGATGTCGTCCACACCGCGCCCAAGTGCGAAAGCCGCGCGGTAGAGCCACTGCTCCGCCTGATACGCGCTCATCTTCGTGATGGTGAAGCGCTTTTCGGTCGCGCCGTCTTGGATCTTGATCTCGTCCATCTCAGCTCCTTACTGCACGCGCTCGAAGTCGAAGCCCCACTGCGTGGGCTGCATGGTGCGCTGGGCGGCGCTGATCGGAGGCGCGCTCTTGAGCACGCCCTTGACGAAGGTTCGCGTGACGCCGAGCGACGGGATGAAGCACGTCAGCGTGCATTCGTACGGCGTGTTGTTCGCTTCCATGCAGTCGCGCAGGTACTCGAGACTAGCGACCGAAGGCGAAGCCGCCTCGAGCACGATCGAGACGCTCGAGATGTTCTTGATGACGCCCGCGACCATGCGGCCGTCCACCGAGCGGCGGGTTTCCGTCATCTCGATCGCGTCGCTCGAGAGGATGCCGTCTGCGCTGAAGTGCTGAAGCTCGATGCCGCTCGGGAAGAGCTGATCGACCGTCAAGACGAGCTGCGCATTCGCAGAGGTCACGTCGAAGTTTGAAGTTGCCATTTTTCACTCTCAAAAGATAGACCCCGACCGAAGCCGGGGCCTATGAATTTTCACCGATTTCGCGACATTAGATCACGGTGGTCGCGGCGCACTGCAGACTCTGGACAGCGCCTGCGTACGCATACAGGATCGTCACATTCGGCGCCTCGCGATTCGCGCGACCGGCCGCGTCCGGGAGGTCCACGCCGATCCAGTAGCCCTTCGAAACGATGGCCTGAATAGCGTCCTGCCCGTCGTCACCGAGCTCCTGCATGATCTGCGCCTGCTGAGACTCATTGAGCTCGAGCCCCGCATCGATGACGCCGCTGTCAAGGCACCGATTGATCGGATCCTGGCACCACGCACGGATCAGCGCCTCGCCGCGGGCGTTGTACGGGACGCGATTGATGCTCTTGAAGCCGCTCATGCAGCTCGTCTGGATTGCAGAGCGCAGAAAAATGCTTCCGTATAGCACGTCAACAAAGCCGTAATAGTCGCTCGAGAGCGTGCCGCGGTTGAAGAACTGGAAATTATCGTTCCGCGTCGCGTACTTGCCGACGAAGTTGATGCGGTTCGCTTCGAGGGCGTCGGCGGAGGCTTCGTCCAAGACGTTCGGCGCGATTCCGGAGGCGTACTTGGCGAACCACGTCTTCATGCCCTGAGTTCTGGTCCACGCGATGGAGGCGCCGCAGGCCATCGCCATAGCGGCGAGGCGCCAGTCGGGGGAGTAGAGCGGAGCGACCACGTCATACTTGTCCACGATCTGCGCGAGCGGGCTCGAGGACGCCGTTAGGGCGTTCGTGAGCTTTTCGTCGCTCGACCAGGGGAAGTAGACGAAGTCGTCATAGACGTCCGCCCACGCGGCGAGGGCCTCGATCTCTTCGAGATCCCCCTGCCAGAGCGTCGTGAAGCCGACCCAGTTCCGCGTGACTTCGCAGACCGCGTCGAGATTCGCCTTTTCGTTCATGGCGGCGGCGCCCTGAGAGAGCACCGCTCCGCCAGCCTGCGTGAGGCCAAGCATCGCGCTGAGATCCGTGCCGCTGTCGCCCGCGGAGGCGTAGCCGATCGTCGAGTCCGCACCCGTCGTCGAAGACGTGAAGGTAAAGGAGTTCGTGTTGCTATCGTAGGATCCGGTCACGCCCGTAATGGCCGTCGCGACCGTCTGCGCGACAGCGGAAAGCGAGGTGGCTCCGGAGAGGTCAACGGCCGCCGCCGTCTTCTCGACGCCGTCAACCGTGATCTTGAGCGCGCCGTCAGTGACGGCCTTGAGCTTTGCGAGCGTGACGCCCAGCTTGCCACCGCGGATCCACGCCGCAACCGCTTCGTCGACGCGGCGGGCGATGACGAGGCTCTTCGGCGTCGACTGCTGATTCTGCACGCCGGTGAAATACTGCTGAGCGAACTTCGTCTCCTCAGCTTCGGGGCCGAAGAGCGCGGAGACCGCAGAAGCCGAAGAGAAGGCCATGGCGAGCTGGTCGGCCGGAAGGAGCGCGCTCTTCGTGAAGAGCAAGCCGTTCGTTTCCAGATCTTTGGCGCCGCCGCTGATGACGCGCGGACTCACCTGGACGATCCGCGAAGCAGGAAGTGACATGATTCCTCCAATGATGGCCGCGCATGGCGGTCCGTAAAAAAGTTAGTTTTGCGGGAAACGGACGTCGACGTTCTGCACGCCGACGGTGACCGCGCTGATGCTATCCACGTCGAGCCGGACCTTGTGCGTGTAGGTCAAGTGCAGTGACGTCGTCCAGCGCTGGACAAACTGATCCTCGTCGACAACAGTCGTTGTATTCCTCACGTCGTCCGCATAGAGCGACGAAATGCCGTACTTCCGGAAGAAGTCGCACGCTGGCGTGGACCTCGCCACCGTCGCCACACACTCCGCCCTCATGCGGGCCGTCTCCACTGCATCGCTGTAGGCGTCGACCTGCATCACCATCTCGACCAGGCGGGAGATCACGACGCGCATCGCCTGCGCCTCCTCATCCCACTCGTATGACTCGACGGGCGTGCCGATCTCTCGATGACTCACGACTGAGTTGATTACGTACTCTCGGTCGGGCGGCAGAGTAATGTTATTCTGATTACCCGCTAGCACATGGCTAGCTTCGATCGGCGGCTGCATGACGAGGATCTCAAAGTCGCGGACCGCTTTGTAGACGGACGCATACGAGAGAAGCTCCGCAGTCGTCGGCGGGCTTTGCATCATCATGCCCATTCAATCCCCTTTGGCGGCTGGACCTGTAGCGTCGCGCGGACGCACAACCAGTTCACACCCGCGAAGTTGTCAATGACCGCGTCGACAGCCCAGACCGTCCCGTCCTTGCGGATGATGTAGTCACCCGCGCGAGATAGCGGCCGGAAGATGCCGGCCGGCTGATCGGCGAAGGCCTTCGGAGTGAAGAGGTAGAACCTCCTAACAATCGAGTTCGCGCCCGCCTTGTCCGCGTGGAAGAGCGCGGCGTCTCCCTCGCTCTGCACCTGAGCCATAACCCCCGTGATGCGGGAGAACAGCGGCCTGGCAAAGCCTTGCTCGTCCGGGACGGACCCTTCGGAGTGCATGATCTGCACCTCCTCATCCGGGTGCGCGGCGTTGATCGCGCCCCGTACGATGCGATGAAGATTCAGTCCCATGCCGGAAACCTCTTTACTCAAGTGATCTTTTGATGTAAGTTGTTCTCAACAAAGATAGCCGGATGGTGTTGAGCCTCCGTTGATGGCCCCGCAAGGCCCCTGCTTCGGGAGCAGGGACGTCGCTGCGGGGCTTCTTTGTATCTACGAGACCCGAACTTCAAGAAGCTCATAGAAGGGGCTCGCGTCTTCAACGACGTCAGCTCTCGGATTTGCTTCGGCCCCATGACTATGCGCTCGCAGTCGTCCGGCATTCCTTTCGGATGCCGCTGTGCCTCCACCTTGTCCCTGACGTAGGTCTCGACATACTGTCGGACCCTCTTGGTGAACCCTTCGCCTTTTTGCTCTTCCGATGCGGAGAAGAACTCGAAGGACGGGATCTTGTCCGGCCCGACGCTAGCCCCCGCGCCTCCGACAACCTCGCCATCCTTGATCGCGATGACGTTTCCGTTGTCTGCCGTTCGGTATTTCAGGTCCTCGTCTTCACTAACGAAGCGGAGCCCCACTGAAAATCGGGCCCCGGCGACAAACGCGACGCCGCACCGGAAGGCCATTCCTAGAGATCCTGCGTCTGAACTCATTTCACTTCATACCCGATAGAGTTGAGGAGCTTGCCCGTCAAGACGAGCGGTTTCGCTGTCGAAAGGTTCCCGCCGCCCTTGCTCTTACGGCCCTTGGATTCCGCCCTCTGCCGGTAGAGCTCCAGCGTGAGCGACGAGCGCTCTGGGAACTTTTCTTTGCTAGTCCCGCCGCTCGTGATCGTCATGCGGACGTCATCTGCGGCCTGCCTGCCGAGAATGGCGAGCGCCTTTTCCTTGTCCAGCGTCTTGTGCAGAGCCTTCTTCGCCGTCTCGCGCCACTTCGGCGCCTCGGCGGCCATCGTGCCTCGCAGGAAAGGCCTGGGAGGATTGACGAGCGCCATGCCCGGCTTGATGGCGGCCGCCTGAAAGTTGGGCTTCCCGTCTTCTCGACGGGGGACGGGCTTGCCGATCGCATTGCTCAGAAAAAGCGACTGCTTCCCCGTCACGCGCTGCACCCAGCCGTACTCGACGTACGTTGCATATGGTGCGATGCTGGCGTCGGCGACGCCCACCTCGACGTGGCTCACGCCAGGGTTGACGAGCCCCGCATAGCGCTTGCCCAAGCGCGCCGTGAGCCCCGCGGCATTCAGCTTCATGCCCATGTCAGCCCCAGGGGTGGTAGTGCGAGGAGAAGTAAAGACGGCCGCCTCGGCGGTACTTCATCGTCATCATCCAATAGGTCGCACCGCAGGGAGTCTGCGTCCACCACTGCGCCGTCTGCGAGTCGCTCTTGATTAGGTCGAAGCTCGTCGAGACGGAGCCTTCGGATGCGCTTGCGACGCGGCCCGGCTGATCGCCCCGGGTCGCGAGCGTGGCGAAGTGGCAGAGCGCGTAGTAGAGCAAGACCTTGCGCTCGAGCACTGGCGGCGTCGCGTCCGGGGCGTACGGCGCGAAGCTCGTCGCGTCCGTGTTTCCGAGGAGCGCGCACACCTGCTGCCAAAGCACGTCAAGCACGGCATCGGAAATGGCCTCTTCCGTCAACCCCGGGAACCACTTACGAAACTCTTCAATGTCAAGCTCTACGTCCATCTCTAGACCTCGCTTCGCTTCACTTCTTCAACGCCAACGCTCTTCGGATCGACCGGCTCAACGCCAGTCTTCATTTCTGCGATCTCGTCGCGCCGCGCCTTGAAGTCCTTCTCAGACCTCATCTCCCAAAGGAGCGGCGGCATGGCAGTGAAGGCGCGCTCCTTTCCGTGCTTGCGCTTGATGTCTTCCCAGTCCTTGCGCGCGACGGAGACGAGGACGGCATTGCCGCGGCCGAGGAGAATGCCCTTCGTCTTTCCGCGGAGGGCGTGGTTCACGCCCGGAAATTCAACGACCTTCGTGCCGCCGTTCCCATTGTCCACATCGTCGAAGATGATGCCGAGAGGCATGCCGCACGCGATATAGATGACGTCGTCCCCCGAGGCGCCGGAGGCCTTCGCGACTTCCTGTTCTGAGGTATCGGCGACGATGCCAAGCGTATTCGTAGCGGTCTTAGTGGTTTTGCGAGCCATAGTATTCGTTCCCAAAAAAGAGGAGGGAGGCCGAAGCCCCCCTCCCGAGCAGAGAAAAAGCCGCGGTTAGCAGCCCTTACCTTTCTTTGCTCTAGATCGTCAAATGCCCGTAAGGGTTGCCACAAGGCTCGGCCTACGGATGACGCATCCCCACGTGCCAGCCGAGGCCTTCTGAGTGAAGGACGACTCGTGCGGCACAAGGCGACCGAGCTGATAAGCCATAGAGAAGGCCGCCCATCCGGTCTCGTCGCCGTACAGCTCGCGGACCGTCATATAGAGCATCTCGCCAGCAGCAGTCGACAGCTCGGGGAGCTGCACGATCTCCATGTTCGGGTAGTTCTCGAGCAGCATCGCCTTGGCCGTCTTGCCGAAAGAGTTCGGCTGCGTGAGGTAGCCGATCATCTTATTAGAGATACCGAGGACGATCGGAGCGTCAATGTCGAGATGGCCGCCGTTCTGCGCCGTCAGCTGCTGCCAAAGCTTGTTGACGTCGTTGAAGACGAGCGTTGCCGCGTTGTTCGGATCGGCCGCAACCTTCGTCGCCCAGGTGGAATTCCCATTCACGGAGATCGGAGCGATCGTGGACGGGATATTCGGGTCATTGAGCATGCCGTAGATCTCCATCCCGGCCACGCCGTAGAGCTGGAACTTGTTCTCAGCACGGGCGAGGATCTGGGCGGCGGCATTCT